AAACCCCACACGTTCGTCCCCGTTGGATAGGCCAACGGGCGTGTGGGTTTTGGAGGTTGAAAATGCTGTTACAAGAGTTTTGGAACGGCCGGTTTTGGCCGCATTGCACGCGGAATCTGCGTGAGAGCACGCGCGTGGGCTACGAGTCCGCGTGGCGTCTGCATGTCATGCCGGTTTTCGGTGGCATGGACATGAGCGCAATAAGCGTGGAGCTCGTGGACAAGTGGCTCGCATGTTTCGACAGCGCGGGCGCGGCACGCAAGGCATGGGCCGTACTACGCGCGATACTCAGGCGGGCTATCCGCTGGAACCTGTTGGACGTGGACATCACGAGACGTGACATCCAACTGCCGGCCAAACCTCATTACGAGCCGCAAATATTGACCATCCGTCAGCAGCGCGCACTGTTGCGGGGCTTTTACGGCCATCCGCTTGAGGCGTGGCTTATCTGCGCCGTCTCATGCGGACTCCGCACCGAAGAAGGATACGGGCTCGAATGGGGCGACCTCGACCTGCGGCGCGGCGTCCTGCACGTGGAGCGTGGCCTGCAATGGGTGAGCGGGCATGAGGCCGTCGTGCCGCCGAAAACCGAACTGTCCCGCCGCACGCTCCCGTTGCCGCGCTTCGCCGTCAAACGATTGCGCGAGCTCAGGCCACGCGAGGGTGGCCGACTCATCGGCACCCTCACCCCGCCGCAAGCCGCACGCCAATACAAGGCCTACTGCAAGCGGCATGATCTGCCGCATGTGCCCGCACGCAACCTGCGCCACTCATGGGCGACGAACACTCTGGCCGCCGGAGCGGATATCGCCATCGTGAGCAAAATGCTCGGCCACAGCGACATCAAAACCACCGCAAAGTACTACCTCAAACCGGATATCTCAGCCCTGCGAGACGCGCAACGCCTCTGGGAGCGAGCCTTAACGGCCTGAACGGGTTTCCCTAACCCATTGCGGATTGATTAATACCAACACCGACCGCGACGGCATGGTGACGGCCGATAATCCATTCCGAACGACCGATGGCGTTTTCGTATTGTGCCAGCTGTGCCCGAACGGTATGGCGGATACCGTGGGAAGGCTTTTCGAAGCGTTCTTTTGGGACATGACCGACAGCAGATTGCGTTTCCGTATTCGCCGTGCGGATAATCACGAGTGGGTGAATGATCCGCAACCTGTGCGCGTTTACTGGGTGGCATTCAAGCAGCAGTCATAGCTTTCCCTAACCCAGACTCTTATCTCCAGCCAGTATGGCACGGTGACCGGCGTGAAGACCGGCCGTGTCGCTCAGATCAACGTGGCTTGGAAGAGCGCGAACACCGCATCATGGGGTTCCGGCGTTTTCGGTACAATCCCGCCTGGGTGGCGTCCTGTGGCAGACGTGCGTGGAACGTGGAGTGGTCGTGATGGAGGAAGCCAACGAGAGTTCCTGCTGAAGACGGATGGGACGTTCACCTACAGCAATCGCGGTGGCAGTCAGAGCGGTGACTTTTTCGCCACGACGATGACCTATATCGTTGCCTAAACCGTCGTCACCGGAAACGATACGCTGCCGACATGCCATACGTTCCCGGGAATGTTCACATCATACGATGTGCGGAAGGAAACCTTGTTTCCCGCGACGTACAGATAACGATCCTGCCCCTGGCCTGCACCGGAATTGTCTGCGAACATGTTGAAGCCTTCACTGGCAGCCCGCACGTCCATGCTTGCCAAAGTCACTCCAGTCCACGCCTTACTAAAGAAAGACCCTTTGTTGACCCACCGGCAGTAGATGGTCGCCAAGCCATTGACGATGCATCCACTGATTGTGAATTCCGGGTCAATGGTCACTTTCGTGAAACGAATCGGGGTTAGGGAATCCCACAAAGCCCCCTTCGGCGTGAACAAGCGTACCGGCGTGCCGACCGTGATGCCGTCGAGCGGGATACGCCACAACGGCATGTATGCGTCAACCGCGCCGGACAGTATCTTCCCTGACGGAATGGTCGGGTCGGCGGCAGTCGTCGCGTTCGGCGTGCCCTTCAACACGGTCAATTCCACACTCTCGATACCCACATCCCCGGTATCACCGGAAGAGTTGCGATGGTAATGCGCGCAGATGATGTCATTGCGTTTCATACCCTGCGACCCGTTGGAGATCGTCACCGATTCCGCCGCCGTGATATGCCAGTCCAAACCCTGTATCGACGCGCAACCCGTACCGATGGTGGCCCTGTTCGCACTGCTCATCGTGCACTTGAACACGTCACCCCAGTCGAACACCACGTCGGACTTCGAGAACTTGGCCTGATGGATGATCGCCTTGTCCTCACTTGAGATGTGTGCAACTCCGGCCTTGCCGTCAACCAGTTCGATGGTCACTGTCCGACCTCCTTCAACCATGCTTCAAACGAAGCGTCATCCTGCTGCATGAATGCCATGAAAGACGCATTGCATTTGGAACACAATTCATAGATGTCAGGCGGCACATCATCCGCGATGCGGGTCGCCTTGCCAGCCGAATAGCGGCGCACGGTGAACCATTCCCGCGCCTCAGTGTCACCGGCGGCGACATAGGCGGTCTTGCCGCACTTGTCGCACACGTACTTCGAGTAACCGTCAGATTTCACTAGTCTATCCTTTCAAACGTGAAACAACCAAGCGAAGGCAACTGCCTCCACGTGCCGCCGAAATCAACGGAAGGGTCAACACCAGTAGTGTTCATCACCACATAGCCGACCGGAAACACGACCCTCCCGGAAGCGCCGCCGCCGACATGCGCGCTGATGACACCATCCACGCTCACAATCGAGGAACCGTCCACCCTCACGCCACCCAACACGTCCGTGGACGCCTTCGGCAGCGTGTAGGCGTTCGCGCCCCGTTCGACCGAAGCAAGCTTCGACCGCTCGTCATCGGTCATCATGCCCGACTTCGCACTGTCGGCCACGCTCTTGGCCGCATCGGCTACGTTCCTCGCATCCTCGGCGGTCTGATTCGCCTTGCCGATTTGCGCCGCGAAACCGGAAGCCGTCCTGTTCGCCGCATCGGCGACCTGCCTGACGGCATCCAAATCCTCGGAAGCGACCTCCGCGTTGATAGTGCCGCCTGAAATCGACAGGCCACGGCCAGCCGTCAAAGACACGCCACCACCAGTCGAACCCGAAGACGAAGAGGAACTCGTGTAATTCGAGTATTCCGTCTTCGAGGAAGCCGCGTCGCCAACCTCATACGATACGGACAGCAAGCCGCCGGACAGTTTCACGATCTTCTTCAACACGATGGCGGTAACCGTCAGACCAGTGACATGATCGCAGCCCGCAACCCTATCGCCCACATCAAGCGACAAGCCGTCATGCACAGTCACATCGACAGCGCCAGCGCCCTGCAAATCCTGCAACTGCTTCTTCGTCTGCTTGTCCAACTCGTCCTTCTCGGCGGACGAATAATCATAGACTGCGGCGATTTCGTCACGACCATCGAACGTGCGCGTATTGGACACCTTGCCGGAACCATCCGCATAATAGTGGACGACCAGACGATTCCTCAAATCACCCTTGCCCAAGCCGATCATATGGTTGGTACGCCGGTAATCCTTCGTGATGGAAAAATCAACCAGATCGGAATCAACCGTATCATTATGGTCAACAATCGGCTTGGCATACATCCATACAGTGCCGTCAACCTCCTGAAACATGAGTTTCAGATCATTCGCCGCCAGCATCCTGCGGATGCCATCATACGCAGTGCAATACCGGTCGAACCGGAACGTGGGGATCGTTTTCGTGGAATCCGCGCGAACCTTGAACACGTCAGCCAAGCCGATACGGGCCAACAGGTTCGACAACACCTGATTCACGGGGCCGGACACCTTCAGATAATCCTGTCCCGAATCCGGCTGCAACACCTTACCGGCCAACATGCCATGCCAACTACGACCGGAATACGTTACGACACTCACACCGTCCGACAGTTCATCCTTCATATGATCGACGATGCCGCCAACCTCGGTCCCATCCACATAGACAAGACCACGGTCAGGCAGCACCGTACCGTCATACAACGTCAGCTCGAAATCATTCTCACCAGACCCCCACGCGCAATCAAACACGCAATCCGAAACCGCATGGAACGGCACGCCATTCTCGTCAGCGCAAATCAGATCAACCAAGTCGGGTCCCCATTCTCCTCGACAACCGTCAGATCAAAACCGAAACCGGAACCCAACTCAACCACGCTCGAACCAGCCGGAACAGGTTGGAAAACATACTGTCCACGATTCAAACCGGAACCTCGCACACCCCACGAAAACACGTTCCGCAAAGAACCATCCGCATCATGCAGCATGATCGACTTCCTCAACGAGTCAACCACCACGTAAGCGCCAGCGGGAACATCACCATTCAACCGGTACACGTTCCCGCCAATCGTCAACGACGGATTCGACACAGCCCCATATATGACCAGACGAAACGGCATCGGAACACGCATACGATTAGACACCATGCATGACGGACGCGAAACAGCCAGATCATAACCCATGTCAGTCGGCAAATCCAAGCCAGACACAGCAGACTCGGACACAGGCTGATACGACACGGTAACGGCATCATGACGCCACACACCATCCAACAAGACGAACGAAAGCGCACACACCGGGTCGGACGAACCCGGATGCGAGGAAGCCTCGGACTTCACCGCATAACACGATTGCGTCCAAACCTCCCCCGCACCATTCACAGCCTCCAACCGTCCCGGCTTGCCAACAGCCAGATCAGCGTCAACCGTCCGCATGAACGAGTCGAACGCAGCCGCATCACCATAATGCACGTCAACGGAAATCTCCCGACGTTTCCTCGAAACACCAGTCAATCCACCGTTACGCACCGTATAATCCCATTCACGGCCACGCAACTCCAACGCGCCCTCGAAATCAACCGTCGCATAATCCGACACGTCGAACCGTTCACCGGTCAAACCACTCACATACGCAAGCCCCCCTGCCACGACTGGCCTCCAATACATCACGGACGAAATCACGCTTGCTAGGCCAAGGACTGCTGTTCTCCGAGATCACGGACGGCAGTCCGGCCGCAAGAGCCCCTACCTGTCGGTTCAGTTCGTCCACACGGTTGTTCAACTCGCGCACGCCGGCGTTCAAGTTGCCGTTCGCTTCGACGTTGACAACAGGGTTGACCTCGATGTTCCACGAGCCGTTCGCCGTGGATACGCGGCTACCGGTCGCATACGCCTGAGACTTCCTGCGAGCGTTCAACGCGAACGCGGACGGTTGCATGGCTTTCTCCACACTGCCGACCGCGTTCAACGTGTTCAGGAAACTCCTGCCATACAAGGCGTCAATCTTCTTGACGGCTGCGGCACGAAGCACCATCTCACCATTGGACAGCATCGCCGGAATCGAATCAGAAGTGGAAGTACCGGGACCATAGATACGACCACCGGTAGCATGACCGCCACCCCCGGATATCGTGTCGATGAAAGCCGTCCATGTGCGACCAGCGATTGACCGCAGAGTGGATAGCAGGTTCGACGCGACATCCAAAGCGTTGCCCATCGCATTCAACGTCGTGGAATGATAGGTGGGCACCTTGCCGATCATGCTTCGTGCCGTTCCGGCAAACGATGGCGTATTGCCGAGACCCGTAAACATGGACAACCACTGCTGAGGAATATTCCGAACCGCATTATTGGCGATGTTGGAAAACAGCGTCGTATTGCCGGAACCAGTCAATATAGACTGCCACTGCTGAGGAATGCTCTCAACGGCGTTCTTCGCGATACCGGATGGGCCACTGGTGCCATCAAGTCCGAACAGCCACGACCACCATTCATGGGGAACACTGAACACGTTCGCCTTAGCGGACTCGGTGCCCTCGCTGGTGTTATCGACGGCGCTGACGAGAATATTATTCTCAGCGAGCTTTTCACCATCGGACTCCCTATAGGAGGCGAGTTTCACCTGAGCGTCATCATCGTTGGCGTCGATGTTGAAGCTGACGCCCTTATTGGTGGTTTTCTTCTGCTCCTCAACTTTGTCCATCTGCTCACTGGCCTTGTTAATGGCATCAAGTATCCACGTGATCTCATCCGGCGTAGCTCCGAGCTCTTCGAGTTTCTTTTTCAGAACCTCGGTCTGTTCGGGAGCGTTGCCGTGCGAGTTCAGATAGACTTCGATGTCCGTGTCGCTCATGCCTAGTTCCTTCAACAGGCTCTTGGCATCGCTGAGTTCAAGGTTCGCATTGCCTTTGGCGTTCAGGAACATCATGATCTGCTTGCCGTTCAAACCGCTTGTGTACAGCAAGTCGATAAGTCCCTGCACCTTCTCGGACGCGAGATCGTCGGCGTCAAGGGTGGTGGTGTAATGACCATCCTTGAACTTCAAGCCCAGTTCCTCGGCGGCTTCGGTCTTCATGACGAACTGTTGCCCATCGGCATCGATGACGATGCTCATGGTGCCGTCCTTCAGACCGTCAAGCAGTTCCTTCTTCTTGGCGTTAACCTGATCCATGGTCGTGATGGCACCGTCCGCGACCATGTTCATGACGGTGTTGAATGTCGCCTCTCCCTTCTTGCTGTTCGGGAAAGTCTTCTCCAGAAGCGCGACATACTCCATCAGGGAGGTTTTGGCGGTCTGAGCATTCAACTCAACCTGCGTTTTGATTTCCTTGGGAGTCATCAGCAGGCTGTTCGCGTAATCGCTTGCGCCTTCGGCATTGCCGGTCAACTGGTTGGCCGTGTTCGACAGGTCGCCGGACAGTTTCTTCTGCTGTTCGATAACCTTATCCACAGGAGCGCCGGAGTCGATCATCGCATCCAAGTAGTCGTTCGCGCTCGTGGCGAGATTCGACAAGGCGTCGGAGGCGGTGCGACCGGCTTCCTTGGTGAAGTTGAACGACGTAGTTTGAGCATCCCAGATATCCGAACTGTCCTTGGCAAGCTCCTGCACCTTCTCTATGGCGGAGCCCATCGAGGAGAGAACCTTCTGATAGGAGGACTGCGTGTTGGCCAACTGGATGGCGGCATTACGCTGCTTCTCCTGAGCCTGCACCACCAGCTCGCCAGCCTTGGCGTAATCGGCCTGCTGTTCGGCAGCGCTCTTGGCCTTCAACGCCATGAAGTCCGTGGCGTTGCCCAGACTCATCAGCGTATCGACGTACTTCTTACCATGCCCGTTCGCTTCGGCCGTGGTTTTGATATGTTCGCGCATATCCTTTTTCAAGGTTTCCAGGTTCGTGGACAGTTTGCCCGCGGCCTTCGCGTTGTCGCCCATGATTGCGCCAATGCCGGTGCCGGTCGTGTCATACGTAGTCCCGGCCTCGACAACACCATTCAGTTTCTTTTGAAGATTGTCGTATGCCGAACCTCCGTTCTGCACGATCTTCGTCAGCTGGGATGTGGACATGCCCAACTGTTTGGCGGCTTCACCCGCAGTCTGGGACCCGAACGTGAAATCGGAGAGCCAGTTCAGTCCGGTCTCCCCGTAATCCTTGTCGTCGAACGCCTTGTTCATCTCCGTGGAGACATTGGACACCGCCTTGCCCGCGCTGGTGGCGCTGAAAGTAACGTTGTCAATGGCGTTGGCGATGCCTTGCGTGACCTGCTCGGTGGACGCGGCCTTCTGCGAGTAATCGCTGACGGCCGCGCTGATGCCGAAGAACGCGGCGCTAGCGGCAATACCCCAAGGACCGCCCAACACTCCGATAAGCCCGCTCGCGGCGTTCTTCAAACCGCCGAACTTGCCGACAGCGCCGGCAGCGGACTTGCCCACGGTCTCGACGCTCCCGGTCATCTTGCCACTAGCATTAGCCAACAGCAACGTACCGGAAGCGGACTGCTTCGCGGCTTCGCCAACCGTCATCAGCTTGGCTCCGCTTGCCTGAGCTGCGGTGCCCATCTGGTTGATGCCCGTGACGGCGCTGGACAGAATACTCGCATAATTGCCGGAACGCAACTGGTTCATCGCCTTAATCAGGGTGCCCATTTTCACGGACGCCTGTTCGGCGCTCAAACCCAGTTTGCTGAGCATCTTCTGGTATCGCATCGTGGACTGGATGTTCTGCAACATGCCGGTCTTCAACGACTCGAACGCCGTCTTGCCCGCACGACCGAACGTGGCCCACAATGTGATGATGCTTTTCACCGGCCCCGGCAACGAGTCGAACGCTTGGGCCACGCCGGTGGCACCCTTGGCGATGGTGCTGATAAGCGGGCTCACGGTACGCAAAGCGGACGCGAACGTGCCGCCGAACGTGCGCGACAACTGGCCCACCATGCTCGCCAAATCGGAGAACATGGGGCCCGCGTCACCCACCGCGTCAAACACCTGGCTGAACCCGTCGCGGACACCGGAACTGAAATCGCGGATTCCACCACCGGACTGCTGCAACACGCGACTCAACCCAGTGATGCCCTCGCCTACGATCTGGCCCGCGTCACCGAACACCGCGCGAGTGGTGTCCTTCAACGAGTACGCGGCGTCGCCAATATCCTTGAAAGCGTTGCGCATCTTGTCCTGCGCGTCCTGCGCGCCGGCGCTCCAAGCCTCCAAAGTCTCTTGGAACTTGATGGTGTGAACGGCCTTGTTGGCTTTCTCCAAAGCCTCGGAAAAACCTTGGATACCGTTCTCGGTCTTCGCCAGAGTACCCAACGTGCCCTCAAACACGCCTATCAGGTCGAACACGGACGATTTCAGATAGCCGCCCTGTTCGATGGCCTTTTCCATCGCCTTAGAGACTTGACCGGTACGTTCGGCGGTATCCACCCAGTTCGCCCACTTCTCGGCCACGTCGGAAATGTAGGAGGCCATGCGGGGCAGATACTGGCTGGACTGGTCGCCCAAGCCGAGGAACGTTTTCGTCAAGGACTGCAAGCCCGGATTCAGTTCGGACACCGCGAGGCGCGTGTTCTCGAAGATACGCGGTAGTTGGTCGGCCTCGTTGGACTGGCGCACCACGTCGATAAGCCCGTTGAGCACCTTGCCTTCCTCAACGGCGATACCGTTCAAACCCTTGGACAGTGAGGGGGCCACGTCGTTGGCGAGACGGTACAGGTTATCCCCATACTCGTTCCAAGCGTTGTCGCCCAACTCCTTGTTCAGGTTCGCCAGCGAGGTCTTGGTGACATCGAACTTTTCCTTCAAATCACCGAACACCCGGTAGCCCACGTAGCCTGCGGACGCCAGACCAGCCAACGCGGCGGGAGCGGCCAACGCGGCCTTGCTCATGGACACGAGGCTGACGCCGACACCGCCCGCAGTGCGTCCCAGGTTCAGGAGTCCGGCACCCAACGCGGTGACGCCGGCACCGAGAATCGACCACTTGGGAACCACCTTGTCGAGCTTGTCGAACAGGTTCACAAGACTGTCGAACTGGTTCTGCACGCCCTTCAAACCGGTCGCACCACTGGTCATGCCGGAGAAAATCTTGCCAAGGTCTGTGCCCTTGAAATTAGCGAAGATGTCGATGGTGCGGGGGCGGGTGAAGTAGGCGAGATGGGCTCGGGCCACCGCGGTCTCCAAGTCCAAATCCATCTTCAGCTCGTCATGCTCGTCCTCGAATTTCTTCAGCTTCTCCTCGGCGCGATGCATTTGCAGGTCGAGGTCGGCTTCAAGCTCCCAACGACGTTCGGGATTGGCTTTGATCTTGGCGGCGGTCTCACGCATCGACGCGATGATTCGTTCCTGATCGACCTGCCAGTCCACGGGAATGTCGAGGCGCGTATGACGCAGCTTCTTCAACCGGGCTTCGAGCTTGTCGGCGTTGTCCTCCCACACCTTGACGCGGACATTGACCTCATGCTCCCGGTCGAGTTTGGCGCGCAGCTTCTCCGCGTCATACATCAGTTCCGCGTATTTTTTGTCCCATTGGGTCTTATCCAATGTGGCTTTGGCGGTGATCGGCTTGCGGGATGCGAAGTCGCGCAGCTTCTTCAGCTGGTCGAAGGTATTGTTGAGCTCCTTGCCGAGGTTCTTGTCGATGCCCATGGGCTTGAACTTCTGGAACGCGGCGGAAAGCGCGTTGATCTGGGTCTCCTGCTCGTCGAACAGGCTGGTCAGTTCGCGGGCGGTCTTGCGCTGCTTGTCCATCGTGCGGCGCGAATCGTTCTGTACCGCGTTGAGGCGTTTGACGCTGGTTCCCGTGTCTTCGAACACCTCGGCCAACGCCTTCTGGCCGGCCGTGAGCTTCGACAGCTGCTGGAGCTGCCTGCGGTTCAGCTTCTCGGACTTCTCCTCAAGGTCGAGAATCTTGTTCAGACCGGAGAACAGCCGGTCGTTCTCACGGTTGAAGTCATTGAGCCGCGCCTTGCGCATGAGCTCGGCGTCCGAATACTTGGAGATGGCGTCGGTCGCCTTCTCCCACTTCTTGGTGTTGGAGTCGATAAGACGCTGCTGGGCCGCTACCTTGTTGTCGAAATCAGCGGAGAAGAGCTTGTCCTGCGCCTTCTTGTTCTCCGCTATCTCCTTGCCTACCGCCTTCAGGTCGGCTTTCAGGCCCTTGAGCTGTTCGCGCAGCTCGGGGATGCGACTGTTCTTGTACCAGTTCGCGGTGTCGATGTTCCCGGCCTCGCGCAGCTCCTTCATCTTCTTGATGGACCAGTCAAGGGTCTTACTGACATCGGCTTGGCTGCGGGTCAACTGCTCCTGACGTTTGCGCCCGTTCTCGATGGCCTCCGCGTACATGTCGTAGGCGGCGTGCTCGTCCTTGATGAGCATGGTCTGCCTGCGTGATGCGGCCGTGGCCTCCTTGCCGTAGAGGGCGCGTGCCGAACGCATGCGGGAGAGACTGTCCTGAAGACTGTCGGCCACGGATTTCTGCGACTTCTTGACGAACGCCTCCGTCTGGCCGGCGGTCCGCTTGATCTGGTTGGAAAGCCGGTGAATCTTCTCATTGAACGACGTATCGTCCAAGTCGAACCTGCTGGTGACCGGCTTCTTCTCCCACTGCTTCCGCTGGGCCTGCATGGCCTTGTCGATGGCACGCAAGCCGGACGGGTCGCCGTCGATCTTCACCACGTTGGTGAGGGTCTTGCCGTCAAGGTCGCGCATCTGCTCCTTGGCGCGTGCGACGCCCTTCGTGTTCACATCAACGGTGACCTCAGGGTGACGAGAATGCAGTTCCGCGTTGAGAATCTTCCAGAAATTATCGGTGTCCGGGCGAATATCGACGCCGACCGCACCAGCGGAATACAAGGCCATGAGAAAACCTCCGGGAGGATAAACGAAAACCCCTCGTGGAATGCGAGGGGTTTTCTGCTAGAAACTGTTGCCGCCGAACACGGCACCCAACATGCCCGTGATCTGGGCGAACGACTTGCCCGCCGTGGAGAACGATTTCGGCCCGACCGAATCGGGCTTGACCACGGTGCCGGGCGGATAGACGGGCTGCGGCTTCGACTTCTTGTCGCCCATCATGCGGGCGATCATCACGCGAATCATCTCAAGCTGGTTCGTCATGCTGAGCATCAGCATCTGCGACTGCCCGTAGGTGAGGTAGGAAAGACGCGGCATGCTTTTCGCGTCTTCCCGTGGGAGCGGATGGTGTTCGGCCATCCACGCGCGGTACAGGCTCCCGTCAACGCCCTCCAAACCGTCCAGCAGGTCGCACAGCCATGACGGCTCCATGCGGCCCATACTGGCGGGGAGGTTGATGTTGTAGAAGCGTTGGAAGTCGGCCGAGACCGCTACTCTGCATTCTCCAAGCGCGTCTTGGAGGCGCTTGATTTTCCCAGTGCCACCGAATAGAACGTGGTCAGGGACACCAGCAGCACGTACAGGTTCTCCAAGGTGCGGCCACGGGTGAACTCGTCCCACTGCTTCTCGTCGGCCGCGATTTCGCGGTAGAACATGTCCGCGTACTGCACGATCTCGGCCATGAGGATGACGGCTTCGGACTCGTCGTACTTCGGTTTCTTCTTCGGCTTGTCGGCCTCATCGTCGCCGAATAAGCCCATGTCGCCCAGTTTCCCGTTGCGTTCGGAGATGCGCTGCCATGTCACCGAGAACTCGGCGGACTGGGCCACGTTCAGCTCCTGCGGCTTCGCCATGTCGGGCAGTCCCGCGAACAGCGGCTGCTCCTTGAGCTCGTCCCATGTCTCCGGCATCTTCGCGTTGTCGGTCGTGTTCTTAGTGTTCTCTGCCATCATCGGCTCCTATCCGTGGAAAAAAATGATTCTGAAAAGCCCTATCCGTGGAAAGAGGGGGTTCCTTGCCGCGCGGATAGGAGACGCGGCAAGGAAGAGACGGGTCAGACCGTGAAGTCGGACGGCGCGAAGTAGGCGGCGGACGTGAACTTGCCGTTCTTGTCATGCGGAAGCTCGCTGGAGGTCTTGATGTTCGCCTGAGCGGAGAACTCCACGAACGAATCCGTGGAAAGAGCAGGCAGACTGGAGAACGCGATGTCCGAGTTCGGCAGCAGCAGGCCGGCACGGCCGGTCGTGTTCGTGTCGGACCACAGGATGAACAGGGACTTGTTGATGGGGGTCTTCTCCAAGGAGAAGGCCACGCCGGCGCCGGTCATATCGACCGCGTTGTAAAAGGTCTTGAACGTGCCCTTGTCGCCCTGCACCGAATTGAACTTCACACTGCCGGTGGTCTGGTCGTACTTGGTGCGGAACGCCGCCTTGAGCCAAGTGCTCAACGTGGTGGCGTCGCCGCCGTCCAACGCGAACTCGGGCAGGTTGTCGTTCGACATGTGGCCGAGGTTCGTCCACATGGTATCGCCCACGCCCACGGTCGCCGCCTCGACGGTGAACTGCTTGAGCAGCGCGGCGTTAATGATGTTCTCGGCCTTCGCCATGAAGATCGCTCCTCGGACGGCGGTCAACACGCCGTCGTCGTGGATGCCGATTTCGTCAGCCATATCGTTTTCCTTTCAAATATGGAAAACCCCGCAGCCGTGTAGGCGTGCGGGGCCTGATTGTGTGATTGATGGTTTTTCAGATAAGGTCAGCCGCGTGGGGATGCGGCCTGTATGCGTTTCGTGGAAGTCCACGCGACGATGCTTTTGGAACTGGTCATGTCGCCGGAAGACCGGGACTCGAAACCGGGATTGTCCACTATCCGTCCGATTTTCCCGTACATGGTTCCCGGCTGGTACGGCCATGCGGATATGCAACGGTGCAGCCATCCGCAGATGCGAGCCACCCGTTCCGGGTCACGGCCCAACACCGTCAAAGACAGCGTGTACTGCCATATCCAAGCCTTCAGATTCCAGTCGGGCTGCTCAGGAGCACCGCAATGGTAGAGAATCACGTCATGGGACAACAGGAACGAATCCGTGGCGGGCGTGACATCCGGTTGGATGACCGGCCTGAAATCACGGTTCTTCCATTCGACGGCGTCCAGGTAGGCGCGTGTCATGGCGACCGCATCCAACTGTTCCCTTACGGAAAGGTCGAATATCGTGGGGTCAGACATATTTCGCCTCCGACATGATGAACAATCCCGGCATCCAAGCACTCGGGCTTTTGATGCCGTACTTGTGTTCCAGCCACCGGTTGAAGTAGCCGAACTCCAAGTGAGAGGCGATCTCGGAACCGTCACGGCCCTTGACGCTCATGATGACGGCGGTGTGCGTGCCGTGCGCGTGCGTGCTGATGTCGATGCGGTTGGCGACGGACGAATGCTTCGCCTTCATGTCGGCCAGCGCCTTGGCTTTCGCCTCGACCTTCTCCGCCACGGGACGGGTCGCTTCGGCTCCGAACAGTATCGCCATGTCACGGTTCAGCACCCTCGCGGGCTTCAAGTTCACGTACCCCATGTGCGGCTCCCCTCAGGAGGGACAGGCGGTTTCAACCCGTTGTCCTCGGTCGCATGGCCGATGCACCTCGCGGTGATGTTCCAATGGTGGGCGGCATCCGAGGCGTGACGCATCTCCATAGGCGGGCCGTCAACCTCGTAACAGGCGTTATCGAACCAGAACTGCGTGTTGATGTCCCCATGCCATTCCGGCGCGAGAACGATCGCCAACGCATCCTCACGCAGGCCACCGGTCGTTTGCGGCGTGGTGTCCTGCGCCCAGTTCTTGGAAAACGTGCTGTTCTTATTGATTCGAGGCTCGAACGAGCAGTAACAGTAGGAGGCGTCCCCATCCGGCACCGTGCCGGAACCGTAGACGGTTTCGACCGGTTTCATCGGCTGCACCACGATCATGTCGCGGTGCAGAAGGTCATCCGTGATACGAGGCTCCAACTCGGTATCGTCGTACAGGTGCCCGCCGCCGAGTTCATCCAAATCAACACCGTCGTAAAGGTGTCCCAAGTCCAATGTTTCATCGGCCATAGGGCCTCACAATCCGTAGATTCGGCTCAACCCGACACCAATGGTGCCTACGGGGCCGTGTCCCTCCGCGTAACCGTCAAGCAACTGCTTTTCGCGTTTGCTCACATACAGGTTGGGACTGGCATCATAGGCGGGCGGATTAGGCTGGGGGTCATGCTCCTCATACGAATAGTTGCCGTTCGACTCGGATTTGAGCCGGTGCCATCGCATGACGCGAATCACCATCGAGCAGACCACGTAGGCGAACGTGTCCTCGCTCAGGTCGCCCGAATTGAGGCGGGGTTCCGCGTTGCCGGATTCGGTCAACGCTATTTCGGCGGCGATACGGCAACGTGATTTCACCCATTCGTTCGGATAGGCGTCGGCTAGCCCGGGCTGGTCAAGCAGACTGACCTGCATGTGTTTCATCCAGTCGATGCCGTCAACGCTTGCCATGACGGCTCCTACAGGACGTTGGCCTTGAACGTGCTGACGGCATCCTGCAATACGGGCAGCGCGGAGCCGTTGACCCAGATATCGTAGTTGGCCGGAGCCTGATGGGAGAGCATGGCGGCGACAAGACCGTCGTTGACGCTCTTGTTGATCTCATACTCGGAGTTTTGGGCTTCGGCGGTCGGGCCGGAAGCGGTGAAGCCAAGGGTCGGGTCGTTGAACGAGGGAAGCATGACGAACGTGGCATCGGGGATGAGCGTGGTGGTGTCCACGTCCATCTTGAAGCCGCCGTCCAGTTCAAGGTTCTCGTATTCGAGGTCGAGCATACGCACGTCGTTCAGCTGAAGCTGGCTGGCGAGAACGCCCAGCACCTCGTCGCGGGACAGTCGTGACTTGGAATGAGCCAAGTCCATGCCGGACACTTCCTGACGGAACTGTTCGTTGACGCGCAATGCGTCGATGACCTTCGACGTGGTGAACGCGGCGTGCGGTGTACGGCCCTTGTTCTTGCGCATGACCTCAATCCAACCCTGAACGTCGGCAATCGGGTCGGAAGTAGCCTGGGACCAGAGAGTGGTCGGAGTCTGATTATGCTGCTTGGCCGGACGGCCGAACGAGTAGACAACGTTCGCGCCGTTCTCGTTGATGGTGATCTTGCCATCCATCATCGCGGAGATGGACTCAAGTTCAAGGGTCACGCCGGCGGTCTGGCCCAGATGCGTGGTCTTGGCTTCGGCCTTGTCGTGGATGAACTGCTTGTCGTTCGCGTGCTTGGCCATATCACGTTCGGTGATGTGGTCCATGCCGGACAGGGGCAGAAGGCCCGTATGCTGTTCGGCGGACTGTTCGACCATCGAAGTGTGGCCGATCTCGGCGTCCAGCGCACGACGCTGCATGGCGTTCGTGGAGAGCGTCGGCAGATTCGGCGTCCAAGAGACGGTCCATTCGCCGTCATTGGACTGGATGGGGAACATGGTGGAGAACGGGAGAATGCCGTTCACGTAATCGAAGCCCGCCTGCGCAACCTCGGTGGCTTCGCTCGGCGGGAAGATTTCCTTGTCTAGAGTCATAAGTTTTCCTTTCTACAAACACGGCTGGGGATACCCCAAGCACCTATATTGAAGAGACGCGAGCAATCGTCGCGTCATCCACCGTCACACCCACGGTCTGGTCCGCGTCGGGCGGGAGTACGCTGACGTTCAATTCCTTGGTTTCCCCAACTCTGAGGGTCATTGAGGAAGGTGTGGCTTCAATACTCTCCGGAGGCGCTGGGGTCAGGCTTTTCCCGACAGTCGGGTGACCACGTCGTCTTCCACGTCCCAGAAGTCGCCGTTCCACACGGCGGCAGTGTCCGGGACCACGGGAAGCTTGCTCTTGATGATGTCGCCGCGATAACGCATACCGACGTACACGTCGTCCACATCCCAGCCGGCGTAGGTGATGTTCACGGCGATCATGGATTCGAGCAGGCCGGCGATGGCGGTCTGACGGCCATCCGTGGCGTTCGGGTCGTATGGGCCGTAAGCGTCCTTGTTCGCGCCGCTTGTGATCTTGGCGAGCGGAATACCGGAACGGATGTAAACGGTGGTGGCGTTCGGGCCGATACCGGTCAGGTACTTGCCCTTCAAAGTTTCATCGGAAACATTGAACAGTTCCGGTACGAGCGTGACCGAAACCACGCCGCCCGACTGTTCGCCAAAACGCCACTCGTTGTTTTCCTCAACGGTGGTCAGGCCGGTGCCATGCACCATTTCAATAGGAAGCGCCATGAGTATGGCTCCTTTCATTTGGTTTGCTTGTTATGGTTGCGGCGGCGGGCGTTCTGACGGTCCATCGCACGCTTGTAGGCGTCGCCGCGCTTTGGTTTCGGATTGAACTCGCCTTCGGGGTTCTCGGCCTTTCGGCCTACGTTGCGAAGAGCCTCGGCTTCCGGCACCTGAACGCGGCCGTTCGGCTGAACGCCCAACGGCGAACCGGGTTGGATGGGGTTGAGCTCCGCATAGGACTTGGCGAAGTCCGCGATATCCTCCGGCGTGCCATCACCCTTGTACAGGGCTTCAAACACCTTGTCAGTGACCTGCGGATACGTGCTCTTCGCAATCAGACGCGCGTTGTCGGCACGCACCTGGGCAAGCTCGGCCTGAACCTGCTGCACCTGCTTGAGGTTCGCTTCGGCCTGCTTCTCGTTCTTACGGCTCATCGCCTTCCACTTGGCGAGCTCGTTGTCACCGGGGTTTTCCTCCGGCTTGACGTTTTCATTGTTTTCCTGAATGTCGGCGGTCGTTTCTGCCGCGCCCGTTTCAGGCTGAGACTGCTGAACCGTTTCGGTTTCGGCAGTGTTCTGTTCTTCCTTGGTAGGCATCCGCCCGCCCCTTTCATTCACGCGGCCAAACCGAGGGTCGACCGCAGGTATTGGAGCCATGCCCTCTGATAGGACATGGCTTGTCTTAAATGCACCGAAGGCCGGAAGCTGTACTTTCGACCCTCGAATGGAAAATCGTCTTCCTCGCCCGTATCCAGCACTTTCTGATAATGCTGTTGAAACTCCATAGCCCTCGCATACATGCGCTGCAACGCGGTGCGCGTCATCTTCAGGTCGGGGATATGCCATTCCGGCGCGGGAGTGCCGTCATCGTATTCACGCCGCCACTGGGACTGCGTGAGAATCGGCCCGATCTCGCTATGCGATTCCATGATGACGCGCACGCTTTTCAGGTCGGCGGCTGACGTGCTGCCAGCCTTCCTGTAGATGGCGTCCAAATCCTCCCGGTTGAGTTTCAGACCGGGGTCATTGTTCGCGGTGATCGGGGCGACGGTGCATTTGCAGTTGTTGTGCATGGGCAGAAGGTCGGCCGTGGAAAACACGTTCGTGGCCGCGACGGCGCACAGGCCGCACGTGCCGGTCTTGGAAAGCTCGGGGTGTATGACCCTACGGTATTTTCTGACGCCGGAACCGTGGAATCGTTGCGTGGCCGCACTGTTCATGGCTATCTGACCATCGGTGTTCGCATTGTCCGTCAACCGTTTCACGGCGGCGTCAAGCCAATCATCGACGGCCTTCTGCACGTAATCGTCCAGATTGTCCCATGCCAGCGGGCGTATCGACGGGTCCCTTACGGCCATGCTCCGATAGGCGTCGGCAGGACGCACGCTCACCGCCCAAGGGTCGGTGTTGTCCCTTGTGACGATGTATTCGGGAATCTGACCATCCGAAGGCATGTTCACCATGCCGAGCATCACGTCCGCATAGGAGACGCCCAGATGCCGCATGGCTTTGATGAACGCGATCTGATTCTGTGTTATCCACGCGGACACGCCCTGTGTTATCGCGTCGTTCCACCAGTCGGCGGGGTCGAGCGACTTCCACATGTTCCACGCACGCTGCACGTAGGCGTCGACCAGCGCCTGACGCTGCCGTTCCATGACGGTCAGCGCCTGTGTCATGTCGGCCATCACGTCACCTCATTGGTGGAGTCCAACGTCTCGTCGCCCAGAGTGTCGTTCAGGTCAGGGATGGTCGATGTCGAATCCAACGTGTCCTGCAAGGTGGGAGCCGACTGCTGTGAGGTCTTGCCTTCGACCAGAGTGTTCTCCTGACTCAGGGCGGTGGCGAAAGCCGTGTCCTGCAAGTCCTGCATGGCTTCGGCTATATCCATCTCGCTCATGTTCAGGAACCGTCGCATGATGGTTTTGACCGGCAGCAGTCCCTTCACATAGTTGGCGGCTTGCGCCTGCTCCAAATCGGTGGGAGTTTCGACCGGCTGCCACATCGTCTCGAAACGTTCATCGGCGGCGGACTGCTGGCCGCTTGCGACCAACGCCATGCGAAGCAGCAGCACGAACGCATCATTGGCACGCTCGTTCATGTCCTGCACCTTGAGCCTCAACATGCGGGTGGTGAGCTTCGCTCCCGCCGCGCTGCCGGAAACGTCAGGGCTGAGAATCGACAACGGGGTGCCGGACGCGCCGGCCAACTGTTTGATGTCCGTGTTCGCGGCGGAGACAATCGGCGTGATGTCCGTCACGGAGCTTTCGCCCATCTTCGCGTCCTTCGGCATCAGCCACAAGGCGGCGGGGCCAAGCTCGAACAAGGACGAGTAGTCGATCTTTTCGCCGGCACGCGCACGGTTGGCCTTCACGGCCGGGTCCTGCTTCGTGTAATACTCGGGAAGGTCGCCGGACACCCAACGCTGTTTGAACGCCTGCATCTCCTGAATGCAGAAACGTTGGAAACGCTGCTGGTCGATGGCGCTCAACGTCGGAAGATGAGGCTCGAACTGGCCTCGACCGGTCGCGGTCTTCAACTGGACGATGGGCAGGCAACCGCAGTCACGGGCGAAATCAAGACCATCGGAACTGGCCGCGCCCACCCATTCGAACAAGGCGGGCAACGACGGTTTCTTCTTGGAATCATCGTTCGCCAGCTCATACACGGCATCCTCATAGTCGGGACTGTCGGTCGGCAGCGTCCGAGACTCCACCTCACGTCTGGCGACACGACCATACACGTCGGTCACATTGCCCTTATCGTCACGGACCAGACGGTACAAGGCGATGTTCTCGGTGCCTTCATCCGCGTCATACGAGTAGACGATGGCCGCGCTCTTATCGTCGGAAACGACGGTATCCCAAGGGCTGAGCCTCGAAATGTAGGCCGGGTTAGGCGTCGACCACGCCTGCGCATAGGCGGCACCGTAAATCGATGCGTCACGCAGCATGTTCAACGATTTCAGGTTCATGCCCGACTTCTGCCACATGTCGTCTGCGGCGGTGGAACGTATCGCCTTGTCCGACACCAGACGGAAGCCGGTGGGCTTCTCCGAGGTGATGACCGCGTTCGCTATCGTGCTCGCCAAGTTCATCGGGCAGATGTCCACGAACCTGCGGTAGATGTCCGAACTGGTCACATCCATGTTGCGGGGGACCGCCTTCGTGGGTACGGTCTCCTTGCCGTCGTAGAACGTTTTCAACCGGCACAGCATGGGGATACGGTTCACCAGCCGGTTCGCCAACCGGGTAAGCACCACGCCGTCGCCTCCCGGTTCGACATCATCGGGAACCAACGACTCCAACTGCACGGCCATATCTCACCGTCCTTCTAATAAGTCACTCGGGTAACGTGGGTGCGCACCCTCGGCGCACGGGAACTGGCCTGTTCCAGATAACGGGTACGCGCCGTATATGCGAGGACGCCTGCGATGCAGGCGTCTATCTTCAACGGACTGTTCGGCGTCTCCTTGTACACGAGGTACTGAGTGGAGCCATCGGCGTTCGTCCTGCGCAGGTTCTTCCTTCGCGCGTTTCTGAAATGCGCGAGAAGCCTCGGGTCGGCCAACAGTGCGACATCACCGATGACGGGATTGTCCTCGTCATCGCACGCCGTCCATTCACGGCAGAACGCGGTATGCATGTCCACATACGCCTGCTTCATGTCCGACTCCCAATTGTTCGTGTGGAACATGATCGGGTCGCCGTTGTTGCGCTGGCCCACAAGGTCGAGATACGAGTAGTCGGTTTCCCAGCCGATAATGAGGTCACGCCAGCCGTGGACATCCGCGAAGAAGCCGACAACGTTGTAGTTGTCCAGCATCCAGCGAACCTTGCGGTCGAACGCCTCCACATCGACCTGCCAGTCAGCGGCCTCGGGGCCTTCGGGCTTCTGTTCCAGTTTGATAAGGAACAACAGGCCGTCCCTGACACGGCAGCCGACCAAGGCGGTCGCATCATCGGAAAGCGAACCGTCGAAGCCAAGCGTTATCTCGTCCTCGTCCGAAATAATGTCCTTCCAAGGCGCTGCCTCGTCCAAGTCGGTGCCCTCGGGAACGCCCGCATACAATGCGATGCCCGCGAGATGGCTTTTCAACAGGGATTCGGACAGCCAAGCGTCGGAAACGCTCGTGAGACTGTTCAGGTAGTAGCGAATCGAATCGCCCACATCGGAAGCCGGGTCGAGGATATCCGCGATAGGGCCGCGAATATCAACCCAGCCGTCCTTCGACGGGCCCGGCTCCACGCCGGGGGAGCGAAGCGAATACCCGTCATCGCTCACACCCTCGTCGTTGACCGGCACGATGCTGCCGTCAGCGAGAATGATATGGTCCTTGCCGTCCCTTGACTTCGCGGCGGAACCATACGCCTCATACAGGCCATGCTTCAGTTTGCCCGCATCACCCAGGTCCTCGATGTTCAAAGGCGAATACCTGTGGTCGAACAGCAGCTTCGGGTCCTTGATGCGACCCTCTCGAATATCCTGAGCGTGCTTGTAGGTCTCCTCGGCGATACTGTTCTCGCCGGGACGGTACATGGTCGTGGTTTCCAACACCCACGGTTCGGCGTCGCCCATACGCTTCGAGAGATTACGTTTCAGCGTATGATACGTGGCCTTCAACCGGGGAACGTTGTACAAGTGGGATTCGTCGGCGATGATGAACGTCTGCTTGCCGCCGTCATGCGTGGAAGAACCGGTGGCACCGGGCTTGATCGAACCACCCTCCGGCAGCAGGATACGGGTTTCACCGACATCAAGACCATAACCGCGCAACTGGCTCAAAGGCCCGTTCTCGCAGTTGTACTTCATTACCTGATAAACGTTATCCGTCTGTTCTTCGGCGGTGGCGATGCACACCACGTTCGGGCCCTGCACGGGACGGCCCATAGGCTCGCCCGGCAGATACTCGTAAGTCTGGCCGAGGAACGTGTAGGTTTCCCCGCCCTTCGCCCAACCGGCGAAACGGCATGGGCCCAAAGCCTCGAACAAACCCAGACGGCCACCCTTGCCGGACTTGTCACAACCCTTGGGGCGACTCAGGAACACATGGTTGAAACGACGCTGCCCATACTTGTCGAGCGCGTAACAGTCCACGTAGAACCGCGCATACTCAGGACTCTCATACACGGGCATGTCATACGCGGGCTCCGAACCCACGACGCAGAACGACTGTATCCACCACAAGGCAAGCCAGCCAAGCGAACGCTCCCTATCCTCGGCGGTCAGATTAGGGATAACGTCATGCATCAGCCCACCGCCCGACGCTGCCTACGTGCTTCCTCCATGCTGATGACGTTCGAGGAACCCGAATACGAGGACGCCTTCAAATCATTCGCCTGAGGCGCGTCGAACTTCAAATCGTTACGCGCCTTCGGAGTGACGCCGATCATGGCCTCACGCTGGCGAATCTCAGCTGCCAGAATCGCACGCCCCTTACGGGAACGTTTGAAATCATCCTTGAGCAGCGCCGTATCCAACACGAAATCCCAGTCAGGGCCGACGCCCATACGCTGAGCCAACGGGCTACGACGCAAATCCTCATACCAGCGGCGAGTGACCGGCAACCATTCATCGCCCGTATCCGGGCGAACATCAGGCAGTTCCGGCCCAACCGGCTCCTCGGGACTGCTCAGCAAAGGCATCGCGGCTATCTTGGACGCCCTACGCCCGTTTCCTGCCATGATTCACGCTCCGTTTCCGCCCATTCCGGGCTGTCCGACGCACGGGCTTTTCGCCCCTGCACCGGTCGTGAACGAGAATGCGGTTCTCCAAAGTCGCTGAATGCGACTTCTCCAAAGGAACCTTCCACTCAAAAGCCGCGCCGTCAGGCCCGGCACTATCTACATCGACCAGTCCGCCGCACTTCTGGCAACGGCCGGCACACTTCTCAATCACCTGCGAACGGGTGAAAGACTCGACAACCATCCGAGGCCGTTCAGCCGGTTCCATCGTCCGCTCATGCAACACGGTTTCAGGACGCGACGGCAGCTCGGGATGCAGTTGACGTTTACGGAAATACCTCAAACGGCACTTGTCCGAACAGAACAAGCGAGAGGAACGCTCAGGGTCGAACCATTTGAAGCACACCGGACACATGCGGGTGCGCAGTCTCCTCAACGGAGTGCCGGAATAGTAGTTCCGGTTGTAATGCTCCCTGCACAACCCTTTGGCGCACACCGGGTTAAGACACCCGAACACAGCGCAACGCTCTATCGAAAAGCTGGCCTCGAATACCATTCGGCCTCCTCGCGGCTCCTACGCTTTTCCACCCGAGCCTCACCACTCTCACGAGCGGTTTTCTGCTTATGGTGATATGAGCACAACGCCCACAGGTTCGACGGGGAATCATCATCAGGCTCACCGTTCTTCGCGCGAACCTTATGATCGACCTCATTGGCAGGATAGCCGCAAATATGCTTCGCCCCCGTATGCCAGTCGGTCACAATCCACTGGCATCGATGGTGGTCCCGCTCTAATATCCGCTTGCGGGTCCGCTCCCATCCGGGGTTGAACCGTGCATCACGGTTGGAAGATGACCAAGCCACGATGACTCCTTACACGTAGGGGGCGGAGCCGGTGGGAGCGTGGCGAGCGAGCATTCCAACGGGGTTAATCCAAATACAGGGGATGTTGGTCCACGAGCCACCGGCTCCTAGAGGCAATCCCGAGAATCGAACTCGAACCTGCGCTTTACGAGAGCGCCGCTCTTCCAATGAGCTAGAATGCCATGCCTCCCACTAGGGGAGCGCTGTTCAGTTATCGCCGCACGGCATGGCATGAAGCCGCCGCCGACATCCGGCGATGACCCAAGAAGCCGTCACCGCCTGTAATCGCCTCTTCTTGAAGGCGTTGTGGTACCGGAGTGGACTCGAACCACCGACCCTATGACCGTAGCCATACGCTCTAGCCGCTGAGCTACCGGCATCGCATACCCGGTGAGAATCGAACTCACGTCACCGGTTTTGGAGACCGGTACTCTACCATTGAGCTACGGGCATATAGGGATAGTCGAACCCCCACGACAGTCAGGGCCTTGACCAGCCTCACCGACCATCTCGCGGATGATGCAAGATTTGCACTTGCGAACCTTTTACGGTTTACGGCCTAGCAAGCCGCCGCATTCGTCTACTCTGCCAATCATCCACGGCCACGCCCCCGGTCCAAGAAAACAACACCAATACAAAACGGAATCCCAGAGAACTCGACCTTACAAATCCTCGTAAAACTGTTTTGACGGTTCGGTTTTCAAAAAAGGCGTGGCCTAGTCGTGAGAGAGGGAATCGAACCCACAACACACCGGGTTTGAGCCGGCGTCCTCTACCAATTGGGATATCTCACGCAAATACAAGAAAACCCCGCGACTGCGGGGCCTCACCTTGTCAGGAACCCGAGCTTCGCTCCAATCCCCGACAATCCATCACACGACATTTTACTCACAACAAGCGTTGCAGCAAGCGTTGCAAGAGTATTCCCACTACCAATGAAACGCTAATTCAAAAAACAGCCCAGCAGATCATTCACGAGCAGAACCATTGTCCGTGCGGCCCCCACGTCTTACCGGGGTGGGGCTCTCCCACCCCCATGTGTGCGCGTGCGTGTGGGCGTGCGTGTATGCGTGCGTGTGGGCGTGTGTGTGCGTGTGTGCATACGTGTGCGTGCGCGTATCCGCGCGTGTACGCGCGTAGGCGTGTGCGTATGGGCGCGTGCGCATACATGCGTGGTTATGGGACTGTGAGCGGCGGCGGCATGAGGTTGAGTGATGTTGGCTCATGTTTGGTGATTGTTGCATGGTGCAACTGTTGTATGTGCAACTATATGAGTTGGGGTAGTGGCCTGGAATTGGGATATCGGCAATTTTTGCATGGTTTTTGGTGGTTTCGACACGCCGAAGAATGCTAGTGTTTCCAAGGGTTTATGTGGTATGTATTTATACCCGATTTGCGTACCCAAGTGGTAGCGCGTATAGTGATAGCCATCAACCACGGAACACCAAGAAAGGAACCCCGAGATGAACACCACGGAGATTAAAGCCAAAGCCTTTAGAGCGGCGGTAGACCTAGCCACGGTATGCAAGCCCTGCACCTATGACAACGTGCTGGACATCACGGCCATAGCCCTCGGTATCGAGATGGACGACAACGAGGAATACCCCGCCGAGCTCTACCGCAAGTTCGACCGAGTGTGGGCCGAGCTCAACTACTGACAGCGCCGCCGATAGGCGGGTACTGGGTTCGAGTCCCAGCGGCGCACGAAGTCCCGGTGATAGGTGAGAGCTATCCCGAGTGACATGCAAGTTTGATAATTTAACAGTGTTACCGATATCCAACCGGTAGGTTGGTGAGGGATAGCGAAGCAAGGCAGAGACCTTGCGAGTAGTGCGGGGGCCGCTGAAAGAACGCGGCGAGATGGCATCAGAAACCCCGTCTGCGAAACGAGCCAAAGGTATAATTGGGCCCACTGAACAAAAGCGAGGTGGGCCATGAGTCTTAGGGAGTATAGGCAGAAGCGAGGCTGGACACAGCAGCAGCTAGCAGACAGAACGCCAGGTGTTACCCGTGGCCGAATCGCCGCGTGGGAGACGGGCGCTAGAGACTTGGGTGACGCCTCATTTAACGTTGTCCTCAAGCTAGCTGACGCGCTTAAAATATCCAATCCCCGTAAGCTGTTAGAGGCTGACAAGCCGAAAGAAAACACTAGCGACAGCTAGGTGTGTGCCCTAATCAATTCTTCGCCTGACTGTGGGCCTTGTACACAGTCGGCCTAGCTCACTGGGTTTATCCCATAGTCTAGGCACTCATAGCGTGTCCCAAGGTGGACGGGATACGCTGGAACCTGTTATATCGAAAGGTGGTGAGCCGTGCCGGTTGGCGATATCGTCGTTGACCCGCGTATCCAGACTCGACATCCCGACGTGTCCGCTGATTCGGTGCGCGTGGCATGGTCGAACGTCGTGCGGTTTATGGCGCGTGAGGATACCGACCCGTTGCGTTATGTGGCGGTTGGATACGACGAGTACGGGCGTTTGCTGGAAATGGTGGCGGTACTAGATGAGTCGGATCGTTGGCATGTGTTCCATGCCATGCGTGCGACGCCGAAGGTGCTGCGGGAACTGAAACTTTTGTAAAGGAGGAAGTGTCATGTCTTTTGTTGCGAAGGGTGGCCGTGTGGTCACTGATGACATGTTGGACAAGTGGGCCGACGATGCGGATAACGGCGAGTTCGGCGGAAGGCCGGGTGCGGTGTATTCCGGGCCTGTCGTTCCTGTCGCTCAGGCGGATGCTGTCAGTCGGACGTTTTCGTTAAGCGCTGACATGTCGGCCATGTTGGATGCCGTCGCTAAACGTCGTGGCGTGTCCGCTGATGACATCATGCGGCACGCGCTGGTGCGTGAGTTCGCGTCAGTGTGAGCTGTTCGGCGTGCTGGTTTTCCGACACGCCGATTTGTTTAAACCAAAATGATACGTTATGCTATCAATTATCAAGCCCAATCGGGCAAGACAAAAGCAAGTTTGAGAACTTAACAGTGTTTCCCTACATGCAAATGATACATTTTGCTGTCATAATTGGTTTACCTACTACTAGAGAAAGCGGGTAAGCCTATGGGACTTAAGGAACTGCGCAAACAAGCCGACTTAACACAAGTTGAGCTAGCCAAGCGCACTGGAATAGCGCGAACAATCATCAGCAGTTATGAGACCGGGCGGCGAGACGTTCGGAACATGACTCTTGAAAACGCTTTGAAGATATCCAGTGCACTCAACTGCCAACCGAGCGACCTGATGCGTTAAAAGAATGCGGCTAAGTAGCGCCAACTACCTAGCCGCGTGCCTTAAGTTGAAAGTTCTCTAACCAATCAATCAAATCGAGGCTGTGCTATCTTAGCACGCCTCACATGGAAGTGAGGAACCATGCGTAAAATTCTGGCGGCTTCAGCCGCGTTAATCACACTTTTCACCCTGTCCGCTTGCGGTAGTGATACCGCGAACATCCCGCAATGTGAGAACGAAGACGGCTCGGGTCAAGCTGGACTCTGCTACTGGGATAGTGCTCGAATGGGCAACGGACGCGGTACCGGCCTGTACATCTACCAAGACGGCATTCTAATCGACGAACGCTACTAAGTCTTTCAATCAGATTCATTCAGTCGCGCGGCTGTCTCCGCGCTTCATCAATTCAAGGGAGATTCAACAATGTCTATTGAGGAAATGTGGGACGCGCTGAAAGATGATTACGGTGTGTCCGAGCAGACTTTGCAAGTTGTCACCAATATCAATGGCTACAGTACCGACACCATGCATGACGTGCTGTACGCGGTAGCCGCCGAACGTCACTTCGATGGCGAGGTGGCATGATGGCACGCTACTTCTACGCTTTCCGCTGGGCTTATGGTATCGGCACGACATGGGATGATGGGTCATGGCCGGGTAGCCTCTACGTGTTCGAGTCGAGGGCTGAGCGTGACGCTTGGGTTGCCGACGACGTGTTTGACGGTAATTGGCATCGTGAGGCCATTACGGCAAGAGAGGCGCGTCATATCATGGCGGACACTGTTATCGGTTGCGATAATGATATGGCCGCACGGTATGACGGTAGTCGGTCAGCTGTTGAACGGTACGCGCCCATTGTTGAACTGGTCAAGGCATGGCGGCGTATCGACATGCAAAACAATCCGGCCGCATATTACGCGGAGTGATTGCCGTGATCGACCACTGGGGACGCGGCTATATGGTGCGAGTCCGTCGTTAAATCAATCGTTTCGGGACATGGCATTGAAGCCATGCCACCGCTGTTTTAAGGGAGCTAAACAAATGATTACCGCTAAGGATATTACGGATATGGCGGAGCGTGTTGACGCGAAACTGTTGCCGCTCTGTGACTATGAGGGTTTCGAGCCTTATGAGGGCATCTACCGTCTGGGCGATTACGGGTATGTCACCGAAACCGAATATAACGCGGCTTTCAAAGGCGAACCCTACTGGGCCCAGGACGCTTACATGCTGGAAGGCAACGGCGTAGAGTGTGGAAGAATCGCCCGACTCTACAACGACGGCGACGTTGAAGCGTTGTCCGATTACATCAATGAGCGTTTCGATAATGACCAGATGGACGACGTTTTCTACACTGAAGCCACTGAGGATGGCGAGTGTTGAGAGTCCGTCATGTTCTGCTTGTGGCCGCGCTAGTCGCGGCCATTCTCTTTCTCAGGTGGGTTGGTTTTATCCAGCCGACTCCCCAATGTTCCACGCCTTACGGCGTTGATGATACCGCCACTTGCGTGTATGGCGATTACGCCTATCACCGTGGCGCGCAAATCTGACAATCGATTTTTTGAAATGAGGTAAACAAAATGAAGAAGCTGGCTAATGACCCGTCCCGTAACGTGAATGCCGTGAGCGGCATGTGGGTGCGACTGCGCAAGGACGGTTCGAAATATGATGTGCGGTACGTGAACGCTAAGGTGAAGCGAGTCTGGTCGTTGTCCCAGACTTCGCAGGGTACGGCGTGGAACGTGCAGGCCAAGGGAGTCAGGTATGAGGATTTTCTCAACGGCATGAGGTCAAGCCAGACCGATTTGGAGCATGGTTGGATGCTCATACCCGATTCCGAACGCATGAAAACGGTGCCGGTGCCGGTGCCTACAGGCATGGACGCTAAAACGGTTGGCGGCATTGTCGCGCACCCATCGATCGATGCAGGCTGGGAGTGTGAGGAGGAACGCTTCACAAGTAATGTCCATTGGCCGGTGCCCATGCCCGAGGACGCGATTCTGGAAGACGAGTTTATGGATGATGAACCCGCGCCGGATACGCAGGAGATTCCCGAAGTACCGCCGAAGGTCAACACGTTCGCCGTCTCCTATTGCACGATGCCTGACCTGATGATGGCTAAGGAATGCCCCGAATTGCAAGGTTTGGGCCATATCCGTCACTTTCGTACCAGCAAGGGCCGCAAGGTGGCCTATGTTGCTTCGGCCAACGGCAAATGCGTTGTCGCCTACCGCGCACGTTATGAGCGGGGGAGTGACAATGTGCTGGAAAAGGCGGTGGCCGATTACGTGGCCGTCGCCCGTGACCTGTGGGCTAAGGCGGCGTGATTATGAGTGAGCTTCGCGACAAGGCCACGCGACTGCTGCTGAAATCCGCGTGGGAGATGGCTGATGATAATGAGTATGACTTGTCGGCTGTGTTCGATGGTCAGCATGGTTTCATCGATGATTTACGCCGGCGCGCGATGGACACCTTGGAGGGTGTCGGCTGTATGCCCAGTACGCCGCCTGACAATGATGAAATGGAACGTTTGACCGCTGATAGCGGTTTCACGTTGGACGTGCTGGATAAGAGAGCGCGTGAGGTTTACGACTGCGCCTATTCCACCACGTATCAGCGTTATCAAACCGCTATCGCCATGCTTATCGATGATTTGCTGGGAGTACTGTGATGGAAGTCAGGATATCCACGGCGAAGATTCGTGAGGTGCTGGAATCGTCCGGTTGCGCCTACACTGCCGAGAATATCGCGGCCGTGCGTGCCAACATTCCACTGCATACGTCCGATCTGATTCTGGCGGCGTTGAACGCCACCGATTTGCCCGACAAGCGGTTTGCTTTGCCGCTGTTCTAAGTTCTTGCCGCCTGGCGTTTTCCTCACTTCCGCTGGACGGCATCCCATACCTATAAACCAAACCAATACTTTTTAGGAGATTATTATGAGCGCCACTATCAAACTTACGTTGAGCGACTACAGCGTCCGAGAACGCTTGGACGGCTGGTGGCGTATCCCTACGGTCGCCCAATACTTGTATCCCAATGGCGAAACCCAACAGTTCATGAACATGCTGGACGAACTGGACGGCGTGGTACACGATACTGAGGCACAGTATGAAGACAGGTTCTCGTTCGATGATTACGCTGATTTTCTTGAGAGTCTGGCACCTGAATATCGCAAGGCGTTTCCCATCGCGCCGGACGGGTGGAAACACAAGGCGGGTGAGATTTACATCTACTGGTAAAAATTCGGATACTATTCTATCCTAATATGGTATATGATTGATACCATCTGTTAACCGTTAAGGAGGTTGTTATGGGTAAGCTGGTAGCCAATATCGATGATGATATCAAGGCGCGTGCCGCCGCGCTCTACGATTCCATGGGCATGAGCCTGAGCACCGCCGTCAACATGTTCCTACGCCAGTCTCTGGTGGACAACGGGTTGCCGTTCAAGCCGACGCGGCACACGCCGGACGGTTATCCGGTGCCGCCTGTTCACAATGCATACATGTTCGAGCGTTCGGAGAAGGGCCATGTGATACTGCCCGCCGATTGGGATGATTCGGAGGATGATGTCTATGACCAGTACGCCAAGTGAACCGCGCCTGTATGACGTGTGGCTGATGTGGGTCGAGTTTCCCGACCATCCCGGTATCGGGAAGCCGCGTCCGGTGGTTATCACCGAGGTTGACGGTGATCTGGTGTCGGGTATCGTGGCGAAGATAACCGGCAACACTGATTGGGATGAGGCCGGTGACGTGCCGCTGCTCGACTGGAAGGCCGAGGGGCTGTTGAAGCCGTCACTCGTGCGCTGTTCGCAACGCTTCTACTTCAACAGGAGCGAACTGCTGCAATGGTTCGGACGACTCTCGTTGAGGGACGCGGAGCATGTTAACGACGGATTGGAAGCCACGTTGGACATTCCACCATACAGGCGGAGCGTATAGCCGTTATCGTTTTCATGGCCTCATGGACTTGTTCTATGAGGCCATTCTTATAGAAACCATCATTTAGAACCGCATCATAGGGCTTTCTATGGTGCGGTTTTCACATAAATCAGCATTTAGACGGGACTTTAGAGCGTTCTATTGTTCCGTCAATCGTTTTACCGAACAATACAAAGGAGTTTTCAAATGAGTGTTGCAGCCGAACTGTTGGACAAAGGCTATGACCCCGACGCGGTGCGGGATTTCGCCAAGCATGGTGTGGACATGGCTCAGGCGTTGACGTTCACCGAACTGGCGAGCGTGTTGGATGACGTGCTTCAACGCACGTTGGAGGATTATGACACGGCGTCGGACAGCGACTGGTACGTGCTGTACGGCGGTTCGATAGGCCATTTCAAGGATGACGTGAAGACGGGCGTGCTGCGTGCCGTACTGGAGGCGGAACGATGATTACCGCAATCTACCGTTATGAGCGTTTCGACCCCGCCACCAACACCGAGTTGTGGCGGCGTATACCACGCTGGAAGCTGCGTCTCATGTGGCTTCAAGCGTGGCTTAAACGCGATAAGGCGGCTCGAATCGGCTACCGGGCGTGGTTGTACGCGCGTGTTTCAGGTGGCGGCGAATGGCTGACCGGCGACATGCCGGACTGGAATCAGGAGGTGTCCAAGTGAACGTCGAACGTATGGAGAAAGCCTTGCACGAGGTGTGGAAATACTATGACGAAGCAGGGGAGACTGGGCAAAACTATGTGCTTGACCCGGATAATCTCACCAAGTTCGCCGCCAACCTATGCAAGGAATACGAAAAACACTGATACACTGGAGGCCACGGGACTCTCTTGTGGCCTTCTGGGAATTAGCGAACCAAGTACAAGAGGCATGATGTTTCGTCATGCCCGAATATTCTTTCAGGAGGAACTATCATGTCCATCAAAACCACCATCGTCCACATGCCCAGCGGAAAATGGCGTTTGGAAACCCGTCAAGGCGCATGGCCGATAAACCGCAATTGGAATGGGTTCAACACGTGGCCGGAATACGATCACAAGCCCACGAAAGAGGAAGTGGATGTGTTCGCACGTGAACTGTTCAAGGCCATGTTCGGTGTGGAGCCGATATTCATTGGTATGGAAGATGACGAATACGAATACGATTCACGTGCCGGTCTTTAACGGATAAGTGGAAAACGTGGGCCCGATTATACGAAAACATGCTTTTCATTCACTGAAACCCGTGAAGATCAATAAAAAATAGATTTTCACGGGTTTCAAGCTATGATAGGCGTGTTTTGACTTCCTCCCCACAGCTGAAGCTGGGGGATTCCTTGCCTCGCGGTAAGGATCTTCCTGTAGAGACTTGTTCCCCGCCTACCGAAGTGTTGCTTCGGCGGTTCGAGGGTCCCCGCAGGCGCGTACCGCCAGTCCGGCGGATAGGATGTTTTTGGCGGCGTTGATGTCTCGGTCGTGGTGGGTTCCGCATTTGGGGCAGTCCCATTGTCGGATGTTCAATGGTTTCTTGCCGCTGTTGTATCCGCAGGTGGAGCAGATCTGGCTGGACGGGTACCAGCGGTCGATGACCGTCAGTTGGCGTCCGTACCATTGGGCTTTGTATTCGAGCATGGTGCGGAATTGTCTCCAACCCGTGTCGAGTATGCTCCTGTTGAGACCGGTTTTTGCCGCTTGCCCGTTGGGAAGGTAATGGCCCGGATGTTCCGGATCGGGTTTCGGCACGCACCGTCGGGTCAGGTTTTCGACCGCAAGGTCTTCGATGACCACCGTTTGGTTTTCACGGATGAGCCGGGTCGAGAGCTTGTGGAGGAAGTCGTTTCGACAGTCCTTGACCTTGGCGTACGCTTTGGCGACCTTCAGACGGGCTTTGCGATGGTTGTTGCTTCCTTTCTGCTTTCTGGAGAGAGTTTGTTGGGCTTGTTCAAGTTTCTTCGCGTAATGGTTGAGGTGGCGTGGGTTGGGGATTTTCTCCCCGGTGCTGAGGACGGCGAAGTATTCGGTGCCCAAATCGACGCCGACCTTGTTTGGGGAGGCGGGCAGATGTTTCACTTCCTCTTCGACGAGGATGCTCACGTGCCAGCGTCCGGACGGGTCCAGGGACACGGTGACGGTGGACGGCCGGGCTTTCCTCGGCAGTGTGCGCGACCAGTGGATGGGAAGGGGGTCGCGCATCTTCGCCAAAGTCAATTCCCGTTTGTCCCAATCCCAGGTGAACGCGGATGCGGCATAGGTGGCGGCTCCGCCGTTCTTCTTGGATTTGAACCGTGGATAGTCTCCCGTCTTGACGAAGAAGTTCCTGTACGCCGCCTGCAAATGTCGCAGCGACTGTTGCAACGGGACCGAGGACACTTCGCGCAGGTAGGCGTATTCCTTGGTTTTCTTCCAGTCGGTGAGCATCCGGCTCGTATCCTCGTAGGACACGCTCTCATGGCGGACCGTCCATGCTTCGGAGCGGGCTTCCAATGCCATGTTGTACACCTTGCGGCAGCAGCCCAGTGTGCGCCGGAGTGTTTGTTCCTGTTCCGGCGTCGGGTAGAAGCGGAACCTGTATGCCCGCTTGGCTGTCGTGGTGTCCATGCTTCCTATGATACCATGCTTTTACAGACTTGCATATGGGGATGTAAGACAGAGGCGCCTTATATCCCCATAGCTAAAGCAAGGGGTATTACAGCGCAACCTGATAAGACGCCGCTGCCTCTCGTGGAAGCACACTAGGGCGGCATTCTTATTCCCGGTAATCGTCGTAGATCTCAATACCGATGGGATACTCTGAGTAACCGGTGTCCTGCACGACGATACGGCCTTCGTTCGTATAGACGGTCAACGGGTCATCGTCCGTGATCCACTTCTTCTCGATGCGGGAGCCTTTCTCGGTGACTCCTTTACTTAGTTGGCGTTCAAACGGTTCGTGGACTTCCACGAGACGAGCGTTCTTGTAAGGCGAGTCATTAGGGGAAAAGAGGTAACTAGTTCGGTCGATGATGTAGCTCATTGTTCCTCTTCTGTTGTTTTAACGGCATCGGCCAGGAACTCCATAACGCAGCGGAACAGTTCGGATTGCACGTATGCGACAAGCTCATTTGAGACCGTCATGTGCTTGCATGCCTTGGCCTTGTGCCGGTATCCGAGAATCTCGGCGTTGTACAAGCCCATCGCAGCATGCACGCACTCATGGCTGACGATATGCGGCAGCAGGTGTTCGCGGCTCAAATAGATCACGCACATGGGGGAGTTCCCGTATTTCACCACATTGGTCTGCGTGTCGATTGGCGCGGACTGCATGAGGGTAATTCCGGCTGTGCCGTTTTCGAACGCGGCATCTCCAATCGGCCTGTCGAGGTCATTGGATTCGATGGAGGATTCCACCAAGTCGATGCAGGCGGCTCTCCGCATGGTTTCCTCAGTGTCGTACACGCGGACTTCCACGCTGACCTTATGCGAGAACTCGGTCAGGTCGATGATGCAGCGTTCGTATTTAAACGACGCGGTTTTCTCTTCGGTCATAGTTTCCTCGTGGATTCGATAAGGATGATTAGACTCAGCAACATTATGAACAAAGCTATGGGGAGAATGCTCATAGCTTGCCTTTTGCTTTTCTCATGTAGTATCCCTCAGCGGACAATACTTCGAGTGGATTGATGTTGCGAAGCACGTCAACCCATGTAGGGTAGGGGGTGAAAACATTCGGGCCGAGATCACCAATGACGAAGAACCATGCTGAAGCTCAGGAACCTCATGGGGTGGCGTTCGCTTTCACGGCTGATGGTCCGCAGCGTGGCCTGCATGTCCGTCACCGGCACGTTCAATCCGGTTTTCCTTACGATGCAGTAGGGGCATGTCCAATGACAGCCGAAATTCGTGATAACCGAATAATGTCCGTTCATTGTGTTTCTCCGATCAGTTGTTCCATTTCACTCACGTTGTCCTGCTTGCCAGCTGGTGGTTCAGGGCCAAGCTTCAGATACTTCGGCCCCCTGCCATTGCTCCGCCAGTTGGCGAGGGTGCGTGGACTCTTGCTGAGCATGGCGGCAAGTTCGGCTGGCGTGAGCAGATCACTCATCGTCGGCGGGCGGGCAGTAGCGGTTGATGAAGTATGTTTGGCCTTTGCCGGTGACCTTAGCGGTGCGGTTGATGGTCACGTGCCCGTCCGAATGGGTGATGGCGGTTTCCTTGATTCGGAACAGTCCCAAGTCCATGGCCTTCTGGGTCGGCACGTTGCGGTTCGAGCCGGTCTTGCCCAAGTAGCCATCCTGTCGAAGAATCTCGAAAAGTCGGTTCTGGCCGATGTCCAAACCGTTCTGCCGCAGCATCTTCGCCAGTTCCCCGATCAGGCAAGTGCCATCCGACGCGGCAACGGCGTCCGCGAACCGCGCTTTCGGCTCCAACGCCTTGATATGCTCGTCCTTGGCTTGGAGCTGCTGGTTCTTGCGTTCGATGGTCTTCTGTGCGACGAGCACGGCACGGGCCATGATGTCCTCGTCGCTATCGGCATCGCCAGCTGGAATGTAGCCGCCAGTCTTGCGAATCTGCGGCAGCACCTCGTGAGTCACCCAACGCTGGAAGCGCTTGACGAACGCCTGCGCTTCCGGTTCTTTCACGTAGGCGATTTCACGGTTGAGGATTGAACGGTAAAGACCTGACTCGGTGAGAACTGTCATATTCTGCGTTCCACTGGGGGTACTCACTTCGTGTATACCCCTCTCATCGCCATCGAGATTGCGGGCGAGGTTCGCAGCGTCACGGTATCCGAGAATCTTGGCGATGTCAGATGCGACGAACATCACCTCGTCGCCATCGGCCAGTGCCCTGACCTTGTTGCCCTCGAACTCGAAAGGTTGGATTTCAGTGTTCATTTTGAGTCTCCTAGTATTCGGCTGCTTCGATGCGGGTGATGAAGAAGTGGATGCCGGGGGCGCATTCGTTCCACCGGTTGGTGTCGAAGTCTTCGACGTGCATGGTTTCGCCTTTTTTGTAGGTGAAGTCTGGGTCGTATGAGCTGTGTGCCGTGGAGTCTGGGGGGAGGCTGTTGCCTTGCTTGTCTTGCAGGTCGAGCACTTGGGCTTTGCTGGCGCGGCATTTGCGTCCCGTGCTGTTGGAGCGTTGCGCGTCGGCTGGGATGAGGAGTTTTACGATGATCGGTGTTTCATCGTCTGCGTTTGCTTTTTTCCAGCCGATGACGTCGCCTTCGTCCGGGAGGATGCTGGTTTTGGCGATGCTAAGTTTTACATGGTTGGCACCACGCAGGTCGGCACCGCGCAGGTCGGCAGAGCGCAGGTCGGCACCGCGCAGGCTGGCGTGGCTCAGGTTGGCGTGGCGCAGGTCGGCACCATGCAGGCAGTCGAATCCATGCTCTTTGAGGATGGCTTCGATGTTTTCGCCTTCGAGGATGCCGTTTGGTGTGGTGATTTTCATTGTGGTTCCTTGACGTGTTGGCGTTGTGCGCCCCGTCCTGACGAGTGGATGGGGCTGAGTGGCTGGTATCGGACTCGGACACGAAAACGGGTGCCTTGCCGCCGTTCTGAGCAATATCCGTACTACGGATATTGGTGATTTCATCGGCATCGAGGTATTCCCGAATATGGTTGGTGGCCGTACCGAGAATGGCGCATACGTCCGCTCCAAGGAACCACGGGTTGCCGTGTTCGTCGGTTAGGACACGCACCTGAATGCCGTTGAAGTCGAATGGTTGAATCTGATTGCTCACTTGTCGTCTCCTTCCTTGGATTGGTTTTGCGAAACCTGCATGATCTCCCACACGTCCGCGTCCTCCGACAGGCCGGACGCGAGACGGTAGAAATCACTGAACCGGTAAAGCGGATTGCTGTACGCATCCTCGCCCTGCTGGGGCAACTGGCCTCGATGTATCCAACTACGCAAAGTGCTGCGGTTCACGCGCATTCCGCACGCCTTGATGATGTCCAACAGTTCGCCGCGGGTTCTCACCGCCTCCGATTGGAGGAGACGTTTCACCCGTTCCGCCCTGATGAGGGCTACCGGCATACTGAAACCGCATTTCGGGCATTTCGCCGTCTCCGCGTCCGCGTAGCAGGAGAGCTGGCCCAAGCACCCGTTGGCGGGGCATGAGCCGTACAGTACGGTTTCCCCGTCATCGTCCGCGAGGAAACGACGCAGCTTGCGTGTCAGACTGTGAACCAGTTCCGCGTACACGGGGGTGCTGGAATGCTCCATGAGTTTCGGATGATTGGCGATACGGTGAACCATGTCCGACAGTGGCGTGGACTCGGGCAGATTGATTTTCAGACTGCGCATCCACTCGTACAACGTGCCTTGCAACCCCGGATAACCGTGGTCATCGTCCGCGTACAGCAGATCATGCAGGGCTTCGCGCAACGGTGTGGGCGCGGTGCCGGATTGACCGCCGCCACCGTTCTTGTGCCCGTAGGCGCGGTTGATGCGATACTCGCACAGGTCGGGCAGACTGCGGTCCAACCATCGCAGGTCGCCGGTCAACTGGCTGGCGTGCTTGTCGCACAGGAGATTCAGATTCGGTTCGACGCCATGTCCGATAAGCGGTGACGGCGCGTCGGTGACGATATCCCGCCAGCAACCGTGGTAGCGGCAGAGCCTCGTGTTTTCAGTGGAAAAAGACAATAGTGACCTTGACCTTCGGTTTTTTTGAAGGTCTCGGACGTGTCAGCAACTCTTAATTATGCCATCAAACCGGTTATTGTTCAGCCGGACGGCGTGTCGCCAGAACCTCGTCCAATGTCACGCCCAAACCCGGATTGAAACCACCGCCCTCACGCCTGCGCTTGGGTTTCGCGGGCGGCAAGCGCAGCGGGTCACGCGCGGCCAACGCCACCTGTCGAGACTCGTCCGGGGAACGGCCCATCATGCGCTGCCGGCGATACAACCACGCCTGATCTTCCACTAGTCCCAGACGTTCGCACTCCAGGCCTATCTGCGCTTCGGACGGTTTCGCACCGTTGCGCAGCTTGCGGACGATGCCGTTGATGTCGCCGGAACCACACCAGCGACCCGTGCTGTTGTCCGCGTAGAAGCGTCGAACGGCCTCACGCGCCTCTCCCGCCGTGATATCCGAACGCAGTTCCGAATAAAAAGCGTCAAGCTGAACATCATCCCACTGAGCGTTGCCGTGATGCGCGTTAATCAGCGACAACAACGCCGCCGCCTCACCCTTGCTGAGCATTGAAACCTCCCTGCGAGTATCGGGCACGCTCCTCCTCGGTCATGTACTGCCAGGTCTTCGCCATGTTCGCTTCGAGATTCTGCTGGCTGCGTGACTTGACCGGCTGTTGCCGTGGACTCGGTGTCTCCGGTTTGGGTTTCTCCCAGTTGCGTGCGTACAGTTCCCCGCCGATGAACCGGCTGAACGTCTTCACGAACCGTTCCTCGGTGGCCCCGACATACGCTCGGGTTTTGGCTTCAAGAAACTCACGCGGGTCAGCCTCGCCAGCGGCTTTCACGATCTTGGGCCATTCGATTTCCAACTGCATTCGAGCCTGAGATGTCTTCCCATCGAACCTGTTCGTCGGGTAAAGACGCTCAAGACTGTCGAGCAGTCCAGCGAAGTCAGGCTTTGAGGGGGTAGGGGGAGTTGAATTATCTTTAGATAATTCATTCTGGTGTTCTGGTGTTCTGGTGTTCTGGTGTTTGTCCCGATTCAGATGACTTTCAGACGGCTGAATCGCATCTGAATCGGAGGTTTTCACCTCGTTCTTATTTTTACGGTAATTTTCAGCATTGCTTTCGCGCTTCTTTTGTACCTGTTCGCGACTGCGATTGTGTATAAGATAATCGTGAATGTAGTACCCGTTGTTCCCGTCCGGTTCGATCATGCCGACATTGCATAGTGCTTCAAGTTCTGAATCGGTGATATCCAGCACGTAAAGCGCATCATCTTCACTGATATGACCGTCTGAAAGATTATCTCCGCAGAAGGTAAGCATCATCGTGAACGCACCTATCGCGCTCGGGCATGTGTGCCTGAGTTTTCGCACCTTGCGATTCATGTAGAAGCCGTTCACGAGCTGCACGTATCCGCGCCTAGCCATCTATCTCTCTCATTCCTTCATCTTTCGCCGGTGCGCATTACGACGATCATGCTGGGGAATGGCGCCGGGCCGCCCAGTATGCCGTTCGTCTCGAACCGGAGTCGGCCTTTGAGGAACCTGACCTCCGCACGGTTGAGAATGTACTGTTGGAACCATCGAGTATCGGTGCGGGCTGGTAGCAGCATGACGACGAGAGTGTCTTTGCGGCTGG